GCCTTATCGGTAGTGAACCTCATGGCGACCATCATAAACGCGGCCTTGTTCATGACGTAAAACTTAAACGGCCTCCCCTTGTATTCAAAGTCTCGTTTTTCGAGCCTTGGCCAACTGTTCAAATTGAACTGTTCCGAACTGTTGATTTTTTCAAGAATACGTTCACATGTTCGCGTCACATTCGGATGGTGAACATCAAATTTTTCAGCGACCATTTTTGAATCGCAGAAAACCCAACCATCTTTAACTTCAACGAGTTGATTCATTTTAAATTCCTTTATTTAATTGATTAAAATATTGAGACTATAATAACCGATTAAATAAGAAAGTCAAGGATTATTTGATATAGAGAATTTAACATTATGCTCCGACCCAAACGCCATAATCAATTCCAGCAATTCCGAAAACTCCCGCACGGTCATTTTTGACGTACTTGCTCCTATCGATACGAAACCGCTTCCGTCTAAATCCGGCACGATCTTTGACTTTTTGAGCGCCGCTGTGAATACGATTTTCCATTCTTCAGCCGTCAACTTGTTGCCATACCAAACAACCTGGCGGGAAATTTCCGATAAGTGCGCCCATAAAGCCGCGTTTTGTTCCAAATTCCGAATACTGGTTTCCTTAAACGTGACCGAATGCGTCCCATTTGCTGGTATCCTGTCCAAAAGCGTCATGGCTTCCCGGCGCTGAAGCTCTGATTTTATGGTGATGGTTTTTTTCATTGCATCGCCCTCAGCCGTGTCACAACTTCAGCCAGTTCTTGACAAAAAGCGTCCATCTCCCTGGACAGAACGCCGATAAACTTTTCGTCTCGTTCAACCCGGAGAATAAGCGGCGGGAGCCCGACGTACATCGACGAAAACCACCAGGCATCATATCCGGTCACATACAGGCTGCCTTGCACTTGACAAATATAGTCGGTTGGAAGCTTCCCGCGCAGCAGGTAGTCAATATGGGTTGACATGATCGGATTTTTCATTTCAAGGCCCTCGCGCCGGTCTACGATAAGCCCGTCCGGACTCGCCCCCCGGTCCTTGCGCTCGTCATAAAAAACGAAACCGACTTCCTGCACCTCGACCTCGTGGAGCATTTCAAACACCATGCGAGACGTGGTTTCACGTTCAGTTCCGTTGAGCATGTTCTGATTTTGATATGTAGATTCTTTCTGTCCCGTGATGGTTTCACCGGCGAGCTGGTACAGGTATTTTTGACGTTGTTTTGACGGCTCGCCTTTGGTGGTGATGATTTTGTCAAAACTGCCTGCGCTCGGCACCCCGGCTTTGAGTTGAAACCATTCCGAAGACCCCTGGGAAATATCGTCAATGATGATCATTCGGGAACCTTTTCCTCTGCCTTCTTCTTTCCCAGTTCCACGAAATACTTGTAAATCCACGCCGCTCCTGCCTGTGTGCAATCATGGGTAATTTCATCTTTTGTGGCTGGCCAGAATGCCCGAAAATCTTCAAGGCTGCTCGTTTCGTACAGGCTGTAAATATGCTTGCGCCATGTCTCAATTGCCAAAGATCGATCAATTTTATCGGTCTCGTTCTTTCCAGACGCCGCGTTACCATCATCATCTTCCGGAGCTATGCCAACCATAGCAGACAGCGCATAGCGCCGCGCATAGGTGATACAAGATCCGATACCCTGGGGGTCTGTCTTGGTCGGTTTCATAACAATCTTGCCACTGACCCACTGACCGGACGAATGGCAAAGGCGGGTTTCAATCATAACGTGGTCCGGTTGTTCAGGGTTAATGCCGGTTGTCTGGATCACTGCAAGCCCATTTTCAGACAAAGGCTTCCGGCAGGCTTCCCAGACTGATGAAAGATCCGCGTACTTTGCCTTAAAAAAATCGTTTGCGGTGTCTTTGATTGCGCCCTTAAACGCGCCCTGGGCTTTTGCGAGTGCTGCTGACAATTCATTGATTGATTCTGACGTTTCCATTTGGTTTCCTTTTTCTTGGGTAATCGTTTATGCACCCTTTCACGATTCTGCCGTTGCGAAACACCGTAACCCACTCTCGATCCTCTGGAGGATGCTCACCCGGCACCCTGCGATACAAAACCGTCCATCGCGGGAAGTATCCGGGCCAGTGCTTCCAACCTGATTTTAAAAAGCATTCGATGGTTTCGGACTGGTTCATTTCGGGTCGTCTTTCTTTACAATCCTGGTTTTAGATATTTCATCAACAATTTTTTCTATCACTTTGCTGTAATCCTGCTGCACCAGAGACCTGACCCGTGCAGCTACTTGCTGCTCGATCTCTTTTTTGATTTCGTGCTTGCTTTCCATTTCGCGTTTGAACGTTTTTTTGAACAATTCCTCAAACGATGGGTACGATTCCCGCTTTCCCCATCCATCGTCAGTTTTCACTTCGCCGTCAAGAGCCTTCCGGACCTCTTCAGCGATCATGTGTTTTGCTACAGACGTGATGTTGGATATAATTTCCTTACCTACGCCATTCGCAATAACTTTCCGAACTTCATTTTTTATGATCTCTTCAATGTTGTATTCGGAGACCTCGGCGGCCACTTGTTTTTCGATGATACTTTCAATATTTAAGTCCATAAATCAATTCTCCTTATGGGTTGTGTGTGAAACCTCGAACTTCCTGAAAAGTATTTCGTGCAGCGTTTTCTTGCTCGACGGCTTTTTCAGCCTGATTGCCTCTACCTTGCGTTGCTCAAAAGTGCCGCGTCTTTTTGCTTGTCCCATTTTTATATCTCCTTTTTATTTTGGGTCGTCATCTTGTATTTCTATTTTAAAAACATTCGGGTACATCTCGATCAGGCTGGCGATTGCTATAGCCCGCGTGTAGCCTGATGCGAATACGGACGGCTCGCCCTTCAGTTCGACCCGCCAACCGTTTTTACGGTTTCTGAACCGATAAATTAAAATGACTTTATTCGGCTTCATCCCACGATCTCCCGTCTTCGCATTTCCACGGCATACCTCAGATCAAACATGGGGTCGTTTCGGTCATACTCGGACTGCACCATCTGAATTGACGCCTGGTCCGAAAAAATGGATTTTAAAAGGCCAAGCTGGTAATTCCGGTACGCTTTTGGGTCAATGCCTGTCTGGATCATGGTGTTTTCCTTTCGTCGGTGAAGTCTTTGTTGTCCGTAGTCCAGCATTTTTCTTGGCATAGTTCGACTTTAACGATTGAGTGAACGTCAGTCAGGTGGTATGTTTCGATTTTAAATTGAGCGCACCAGTCGCCGCATTCAGTCAGCGTGTTTATCGTAACCAACGGGCAGTATTTTTTACTACCGTCAACGAACAGAGTACCGTCAACTCCAATTTTGATTTTCATGAGCGACCCTCTCGATTTAGAAATTGTGGCTTACTTGCCTTGTCTTTGCCAGATGAATTGCGCCGCCAGCATTTGCCGCAAAGTTTTGATACGACGGTTCCGTTGCCGGCGTACCCCAAAACCGGCGCGGCCTTGCAGCATTCGCAAATGGATTCTCCGTTGATTTGTTCCGGAACGGGCGCGGATAACTGATTTCTTGACGGAAGTTTGGTGAATTGGATTGGCATAAAACCTCCTTACAAAGCTGTTACTGCCTTGAACGCATCTGCAAGACTGTCCCTGGTCATCGCACGCCATTTTTTTATGGCTTCAACCTTACGGCCGGCATTCCGCAAATTGCGGCATTCCTGATAATATGACGGTTCAGCCAGGCTGGAATTGTCGGTTTTCGGAGGAGCTACGGCTTTGACTGCCTGGATTACTGAGTGTGGCCGGTGCTTTAACAGCCATCGGTAAATTTTGTAATCATCTTCCTTGGTGAGCGCTTGCGCTAAATCAATCATTTCGGGGTAATAGTTTTTTGACACTGTGAACCTCCTTTTAAAAAGCCCTGGACCGGATGCCCAGGGCTGACTTTAGCTAACGCTGCGATGTGGCACTATTTATTTAAATTGCAACGGATTGTCCCGCGTGGATGCCCTTTGTTCATGCGATCACCTCCTTTCGATTTGCTTTCTGCCTCGCTCCGATTTCTGAGGCACCGGATTTGCCCCCACCTGGCTTTCCGGCGGCACGGTTACGATTGGAACTTGGTTTACTCGGTTCGGGCCGGGGCGACCGTTAGAGTCCCGTGCTGGTAAAAGGTTTTGCGCTTGGCCGGACGCTACCCCGGCTGATCGATTGCCGTTTTTAACGAGGTGTTCGTCATCCTCTCGCGTGTCTGCTTTCCACGCCGCAAGCGCAAACTGTTTTGTAGATTGCCCGTCTCTCCGGGCTGTCAAGCCTAAGCAAAACTGGGGCTTTCCAGACAACCGTGCGTGCTGCTTTTAAGAGCCACATCCCCGGTTTTGCGCTTTCTGGAATGACATAACGGACCCGAGCCGAGTTCTTTGATGACCGATATACGCACGGTAAAATCTTTTCGGTATAAGCAATGGCGTTAAGCATCTCACATTCCGGAACCTGAACCTTTAGAAAGCGCAAACTGTAAAAGAACTGAAACCGTGCGTATCCCGTCGCGCCCGACCCCCTTCGGCCTGCCTGTTAAGGCACCCACATCGCGGGAGCCACCCGGTTTTCCATTCAAGGATTTTGTGGGGCGGCTGGTTTTTATGCTTAAATTAAAGTCTATTAAAGACATTGACAATCACGGTCACATTTTCTGTTTTTTCAATATCTACAACTATTTCCATCAGCGGGATCTGGGGTTTTACCCAAAAATTACAGCTAAAAGCTCTGTAGCCTTCTCCTGTTTTTACCCTTCACAATATCTTGAAAAATACATAAAGTAATATTTTTTAAACATTGCATTGCCCTTTCAAAGCTGCCGGTTACTTTCCGGCTTTGTTGGGTCTGATTGTTTCAAATAATTTGGGGGATGTCAAGCAGAATTTTACAATTATTTTTAAGCTGCAATTAAAATTATTAAAATTTAATTTGACTTTTATCTGTTCCATGTTTTATCATGAATCCATGAAACTTGACGCTTATTTAAAAAAACGAAACATATCGGTATCAAACGCGGCAGAAGTGCTTGGTTATTCCAGGCAAAGGCTTTATCAAGTCTTGTCAGGAACATCTCAACCAGGCAGAGTCCTGGCTTTAAGGATCGTTGATTGGTCGAAAGGACAGGTTACGCTTAAAGACCTGATAACCGACAGTGATAGAAAGGATGATTTGTGGAAATAAGAATTGACGAAGAATTTTCTCGATGGATGGACCCGTTACAGCCTGAAGAATATGATCAACTCAAGCAGAATATCATATCTGATGGTTGTCGTGATCCTTTGGTTATTTGGGCCGAACATGGAATATTGGTTGACGGACATAACCGTTATCGAATTTGTCTTGAAAATCAAATTCCATTTACGACGTTCAAAAAAAGTTTTGAAGACCGGGAATCGGTTCTTGATTGGATTGATTGCGCCCAGGCAGGTAGGAGAAATTTGAGCCCTGATAGACTGAGTTTTATCAGGGGGAGAAGGTATAACCGCCAAAAACAGCAGGGGGTTAGGACTGATTTAACTTATGGACAAAATGTCCAGAAGTCACAAACGACAGCGGAAATCCTTGCAGCGCAACATGGGGTTAATGAAAAAACTATCCGGCGCGATGGTGCATTTGCCGATGATGTAGAAAAGCTCAGGGGAATTGTTCCAGAAATCGAATCAATTGTTTTTTCCCCCATAAAGTCGGAACAGGTATCAAAAGCTGAAATTAAAATAGCCGCTGATTTGATGGATGAACACCCGGAGGCCGCCGCCGCTATTGTAACAAAATATAATCATAGGGCGATTGGAACCGGAGAAAATGAGTGGTACACGCCTATTGAATATTCCGAAGCTGCAAGGTCGGTTATGGGTGATATCGATTTAGACCCAGCTTCAAGTGCCCAGGCTCAAGAAACAATCCGGGCGTTAAATTATTTTACTATTGAAGAAAACGGTCTAATCCAAACATGGTCGGGCAGGGTATTTCTTAACCCACCATATACTCAGCCAGACATCAAGAATTTTATTCAAAAGGCTGTTGATGAATTTGCGGCAGGGAATATCCACGAGGCGATTATTTTGACTCATAATTATACTGATACTGCTTGGTTTCATTTAGCATCAAGTGTTTGTTCCGCCATTTGCTTTACAAGGGGCAGGATAGCTTTTGTGAGTCCTGAAGGCAAAAAGGCGGCTCCAACACAAGGGCAGACTTTTTTTTATTATGGAAAAAACACAGAAGCATTCAAGCGCGAGTTTTCAACAATTGGATTAGTGTTAATGAGATACTAAATGAGCTTTTCGCATCAATTACAAATTGGCAAGGTTGGCGAAAGTCTTATAGCAAAATGGTTTCAATGCCGCGGATACAATATACTTCCGGTTTATGAAAAAGAAATATCTGAAAACAAAGGGCCTGTTTTGTTTTCAGCAGAAGGTGAAAATATTATTTGTCCCGATATGTTGGTATTCAAAAAAGATAAAATATTATGGATTGAGGCAAAACATAAAACCGCTTTTACTTGGCATCGGATATCAAGAAAGTGGGTGACCGGTATAGATTTAAATCATTATAGGCACTATCAGAGAGTCGCAACGAACCTTTCAGGTTGGCCAGTTTATTTAATGTTTTTACATAAAATGGGAACAGCAAAAGATACACCGGATGGGTTAATAAGCCCGTCCGGATTATTCGGTGAAGAATTGCTTTTTTTGTCTCAACACGAAAATCATCGTCATATGAATTGGGGGAAAAGTGGGATGGTTTATTGGAATTCTGACACATTAAAAAAATATGCTGACCTGGAAACTATAACCGAAAGGCCGCTTAAATGACAAGGCCCAGAAAATTTACCGTCGATTATTTCCCGCATGACTGCGTTCATAAAACTACGATGTATATTATCGAACAAAAATATGGAAACGATGGATATGCCTTTTGGTTCAAGGTGTTAGAGCTTTTGGGGTCAACTGACGGGCATTTTATAAATCTCAATGATGAGATGAAAAATGAGTTTCTACAGGCAAAAACCCGGTTATCATCAGTAGATTGCATAGCGATACTGGATACCTTGTGTAAGTTGGGCGCAATTGACCCCGAATTATGGTCAAAAAGGGTCATTTGGAGCCAAAATTTCGTAAATAACATCGAAACTGTGTATAAAAATCGCAAGGTCAAACCACCCTTAAAACCTACCCTAAATGAGTTATTTCCAGTAGAAACCCCCATTTCTACTGGTAGAAATACTACAGAAACCAACGTTTCTACTGATAGAAATCCGCAAAGTAGAGTAGAGGAGAGTAGAGTAAAGAATAAAACCTTTTCCTCTGAGCTTGAAAATCCAAGCTCGCCGGATGCAGAATCTCCTGTTTTTCAAATTCCCCTTGCTGACAAAACAAATTACGACGTTACCCAAAAAGATATCGATAAGTGGCAGGATGTTTTCCCGGCTGTCTGTATCCTGGCAGAGCTGAAAAGAATTGCCCTTTGGTGCGACGACAACCCGACAAAGAAGAAAACGCGCCGAGGGGTTAACAAATTCATTTCGGCATGGCTGGAACGGACTCAGAACAGGGGAGGAAATGGCAATGGCTTTTTACCAAAACAAAAAAAAGACGACCGCGACGAATTAAAGGCCCCTCTTTTCAACTCAGCCGATGAATCCTGGCTCAAAGACCCGGAGTATTGATAATGTCATTCCTTGATCAAAGACTTCCGCCGCAGAACCTTGAAGCCGAGCAAGAATTTTTATCCGGGTGCCTGAACGGATACTGCCCTGATGAGATTTTCGATATCCTTTGCCCTGATGACTTTTACAGATCGGCGCATCAGATAATTTTCAGACACATCAAAAACCTGCATAACAAGAAACAGCCGATTGACTTTGTTACCATCGTGACAGCCTGTAGTGCGTCAGGTGAGCTTGAAATGGTTGGGGGTGCCTCATATATCGCGTCAATCCTGAACGTGCCCATAGCGATCAATCAGGAGCATTACGCACGAATTATCAAAACGGCTGCAACTGCCAGGCGTCTCCTTGAAACTGCCTATCGAATTGCGGAATCGGCTTACTCGATTACCATTGATGACATTTCCGAGGTACTTGATGCGGCCCAGCAGAAAATTCTGTCCATCGAAGCGCCGAATCAGCAATGCGAAGCCGTGCATATTCGGGATATCATCACTGAAACGATTGACAGGTGCGAACTGGCATCAACACAAAACGGCGTTACCGGGATTACAACCGGGCTCAGGGAAGTTGATAACATTTTGGGAGGGTTACAGCCATCAGACTTGATTATTCTTGCAGCACGGCCAGCCATGGGCAAGACGGCCCTGTCTATGAACATTGTCGAGAGGTGCGGTGTTCCGGCGATAGTGTTCAGTTTGGAAATGGACAAGGAAAAACTTTCATTCAGGATGCTGGCCGGAAAATCAAAAATCAATCTTACCAGACTGACTACCGGTCGTTTGATTCGGGATGACTGGACTGGACTTGCGGATGCTGCTGAAAGACTGTCGGTGTTGCCGATTTACATCGATGATTCGCCATCGCTGCATTATTCGGAGATTCGGCGCCGGGCTCGGGTGGCGTCAAAGAAATTTGGGATCAAACTTGTCGTCATTGATTACTTGCAGCTTATGAGGGGGGACGGTGGACACAAAGGAAATCGGGAAACGGAAATATCGTCTATATCGAGGGCGCTCAAGGCGTTGGCGAAAGAACTGTGCATTCCGGTTGTGGCTTTGGCGCAACTTAACCGAGAACTTGAGAAACGTTCCAACAAAAGACCGGAGCTTTCAGATTTGCGTGAATCAGGTCAGATTGAACAGGATGCGGACGTGGTTATGATGCTTTACCGGGATGAGATTTACAACAAGGACCAAAACAATCCGCACAAAGGCACGGCTGAAATCATAATTTCAAAGCACCGGAACGGACCAACCGGAACGGCTGTTGTTCAGTTTGTTCCATCGACCACACGTTTCCGAGATTTAATGACCGAAAAACCATTTGCGAGAAAAGGCGGGTGAAAAATGACCACGACCAAACAAAATATCCGTGCGTTTGAGACAAGTGCCATCGGGGTCAAGTCTATCGTTTTTGCTACTTCCAGGGGTGCTGCGCGATATCAAACCTATCAAAGTGCCAACGATGCAGGATGCAATCTGAAATTGCAAGATATTGAGTATGCAAAACGCGCAAAAGAATTTGATCGGTTTATTGACGCAACACTTAATCGCCAGATTTGTTATTCCCCAGATTATTTCGAGGAGAAGCTGAAATGACCACGACTAAACCAAAACGCAGGCATCACGGAAAGCGCGGATGGATCAAGGATTGTTGTCATTATTCACCGACCGGCTGGGCGTGGCACCGGGAATTCGTGTGCCATATTGACACACATGAAATTATCACTGAATGCACGTGCTGTCCATGCACGGCTCCGAAAGGTGAAAAATGACCACAACCAAGAAGCAAGACGCACTGCTAAAGCTCCGCAGGCAGCTTGACATTGCCGAGGGGTACAAAAAAGACTCGCCGGATTGGGAAGGGATTGACGAGGTTTTGAAATGTTTGCGGGCCAGGGAAAAGGCGCTTTCGAATCAGATCCAGGTGGAGATTTTTAAGGCTGAGGCCGAAAGGATGAACAATGCCGGTTACTCCGAAAAAGAAAACCCGCAAGAAGCCGGTGACGCCGCGGTCAAAAGTTCGGGCAGCGTTGCGGCTTTTGTGGCTTCGGTCGCGTGAACGTGCAGAATGTTTGAAGCTAGACAAATACACTTGCCGTGGATGTGGCGCAAAGCAATCAAAGGCATTGGGCCGGGAAATTGCCGTTGAAGTCCACCATCAGAACGGGGTTTGCAACTGGGAGGCATTGATAGATTCAGTGTTCGAATCGCTTTTGTGCCATCCTGATAATCTGATAACGCTTTGTCACGATTGCCATGATAAAGTGCATGGCTCGGAGGAAACATGAAACGTTTTCTTGTAACTTTTTGGAATTGGTTTTGGTGGGGCATGTCGGCGTGGTCGGATGAATGGTTTCTAGCAGGGCGGCTTCGTTCCGGCCGGAAATCGAAAAAACTGGAACTTCATGAACGGCTTTGGAAATATCGGAGGTAAAAATGATTCAGTTAAAACTAGAAAATCATGAAAGTATTACGTGTGATTTCTGTGACACCTCGGTCAACGACAAATATAATATAAGCTCTGAGAAAGATATTGAAATTGATATATGCGAAAAATGCTTACTGCAATTAACGGGTTTGGCAGGGATTGTTTTAGAAAGAAGAGCCATGGAGCGCATGATAAAATTGGGGCTAATCGATCATGGAATGTAACGATATTTCATCAAAAGAAATAATTGACGCTTTGGTTGAAGATTCAAAATGGTTTGGACATTGCATTGCTGGGAGTGGACCCATATCTGGATATACTAAAGCAGCTAAACAAGCAGAATTGCATTGGTATCAAGTCACATTGCCCTTGCTCAATAAAATATCGGAGGTAAAAAATGCGTTGTTTCAAACTCGGAGATAAAATTGGAACAGCAGAATGGGGATCGGGCGTTATCGTGGCCATGTCCCGCGAATGGTGCATTATGGCAAATAAGAACGGAGAAGAATTTGCGGTGGCCTGGGAAGACGGAATCTGGCTGCAAGAAACGCTCAGCCCTCCAGAGGTTCCGGTAAGTTCGATTTGCAAAAAGGAGATGGAATGAAAAAACCTGAATTGACCAAAATGGAAGCTGGAATGCTCGAAAAATTGCAGACTCAAGGCAAAATCGATTGGACAAGCACTAAGGGTCAAGAATCTGCTGCGTTGAATCGCCTGGTCAAAAAAGGATACGCTGAGTTTGGCAAAGAGCTTTATGTGTGGCGTCCGGTTGCGCCGTTCTGAAATCTTATTGTTGGGGCATCGAAGGGGGCGTGAAATGGCTAAAATGTGTAAAATATGTCGGAAGAGAAAAGCGACTGTACCGGACAGGAATACCGGGTCAAGTAGGCGTGAGTTGTGCGGTGAATGTCATGCTGAACGGCTGAGGAATGATTTTCTTAACATTTTGGGCATTGAACGAAAAAAGCGACAGAGGGTATAAATGGAAAATCAAGCAAAATACGATGCGAGAGCAAAAACAACAGCGGTTGAACCAAAAGCCCCGGAAGAGATAGAATATTTCACGCCGGAATGGACGCCCAAACAGCCGGCAAGCGTGCTGTATGAGCAGAAATTTGCAGCCTGGGCTAAAACGTGCGGATTCCGGGATATCTGTGCGGCGTTTGACGTGATTTGCAATATAGAGATGTGCCCATTTGAGCAGCGTGAGAGACGGAGATGAAGCGGCTACTTGTTATCCTGATTCTGTTGGTAGCGGCATCCGACACGGCAGATTGGTACAGGTATCAGGCCGCGCCAATTGTTGTGGTTGAGGACGGGATGATATGGGTGAACGATTGTGGATTGATGGAGGGGCAATGACAACGAAGGTTTTAATCTCACTGATGCACGAACAAGAATCCTTTGAGAACTCGTTTAAGGCGATCCAGGAATGCGTGCATCAGAACGCCATAAATCATGGCTGGTGGGAAGGCGAAAGAGACAATGGAGGATTGATTGCGCTTATTCATTCTGAGTTGTCCGAATGTCTGGAAGCGCTCAGGGACGGAAACCCTGAAAGCGAAAAGATACCTGGGTTTTGCCATGCCGTTGAAGAACTTGCAGATGCAGTTATCAGGGCGATGGACATCGCAGAAGCAAGGGGCTGGGACCTTGCAGGAGCGATCATCGCAAAGGCAAAGCACAATATTGGC